GTGCCGAATCACCGCGCAGTTTCTGAATTTTTTCGCCGATGCTGGAAGCTGCACCACGAAGGCGCTCGTCCATCACTTCATCATTGAAACCTTCTTCGCCCTTCATTTCCTCGACAAGATCGTAAATCTTGTCCCAGAAACCATCAGCATCTTCCGGGGACAATTCCCGAATGGCGTCAATGTGGGGGTTGAACATGTCGCCATATTTCCCCTTCATGCCGTCAATGCCCTGGGCGCGAACGTTGGATTTGTACAGGCGATCGATACCGCCGAACAAATCATCAACAACCATGGATTCAACCTTATCCATCCGCCCTTCGATCTCTTCCAGCTTGCCGGCGATCATCTGCAGAAGTTCCTGCATGGGTGCCAACATTTCCTGGTCTTGGGCTTCGTCGGGATGGTCGGCAGGCGCGCCGGCTTCACCGTCATATTTGGCAATCAACTGATTCAAAAGATCATCTTTTTCTTCAGGTGACAACGCCGCCAAATTGTACATTGTGCCCTCCTTGTATAATAGTTACCTAAAAAAATAGGCCCTTCAGTAGAATAGTTACCGAAGGGCCACAAGGTTTGTACGATTTTTCCTATATTCAGTAAACTTTATATAGGCATGGGCTGTTCTGCTGGCATCGGTGGCGGTGCCATTCCAACCATTTGGGCGATCAGTGCCGGGTCAGAATTGGGCATCGTGGCCATAATGACCGCCTGGGCTGCATCTGGGGTGAGCAATCCCTGCTGGACTTGGGAAATCACCCCAGCAAGCGCCGTCATCTGAGTCCCGGCCATTGCCAGGTCGGCCACTGGCTTTGGCTCAGGCATCGGGCCAGGGGCTGGCGGCATGGGTGGGTTCTGTATGTTTGTGACGGCATTCATTTTGGTTGTAACGATCTCAATCAGCTTGACAAGGCGCTGCAGAATCTTGGGGTCTTCGTCAACGGCATCCAACTGCAACAGCACGTTTACACATTCATCAAGCAACTGTTTCAGGTTGACAACGTCATAGAAGCTGTACACTTCTTGGTCAAGCGCCCGCTCTATGATCTTGCGGCTGTTGTCATAGCTGGCGGTGGCGGCACTGTATGCGCCTTCCAAGTCCGGCAGCTGCAAGAGGGATGCGGCCATGTAAGGGTTGATGATACCCTGCGCCTGCAGCTTCTCAATCTGCTCCATCTTCACCTTGGGGTCTTTCGAAAGGGCGGACGCCAGGCTTGACTGCATGGAGAAGGCTTCTCGCTGCTTCTTGATCTCGCTCCACTTGATGTTTGCCCGGTTGATCCGCTTGGGAAGGATGTCGTCATCTTCCGGAAACACATCGATCATGGTGCTGTAGATGTCCTTATAGAACTGGATAAGGTTGTCTACCTGGGCCTGGAACCGCTCCGATTCCACATCCTGCAGGGTGTCCAGTGCAACGCCTGAGTTGATGCCGGTCGGCTTCTTGCTCTGGCTGGACAACTGGCTAACGCCCTCCTGCTCGAAGCTGGCGGCCTGGAAGAAGGTAAGCATCTGCATGTATTGCGCATCGATTGCCGGAGGGGTAGACACAACCACTTGGCCCAGGGCGGCATCGTATTCGATGACGTTGCCAACCTTGTTTGACATGGTCTTTGCCAGGCTTCCAGACGTTGAAGACTTCGGCACATAGATGGTATTGGCCGGGCTGAGCGCAAGGGCATCATGGATTCGCCGCAGGATATCGTCAATCTGGCGCTGGTTCTGGTAGCAATTATCCATTACCGATGTACTGTAAAAGCCCTTGATAGGCTCCTGGTAAAACACCAGAGACACCGGCATGTTGTCATGTTCGATGTCCTGTCCGTCCACCACAAACTCCATATCGGCAACAACGTACTTCTTTTTCCCCTTCAAGTCCCAATACCGGTGCAGCTTGCACTTGGCGTGGGGGTTGTTGGCCAGCTCCTGGGCTTTCGCGCCGCCCGGGGCCAGCTTGTCCTTGAGGTCGATCAGTGGGTAATCATCCTGCACGATCATGCACCGGCTGACCTTCCCATGATGGAACTCGGCAGGGTCAAGGAAGAATTCCCATGGCCTGATTCGGATATTGCTCTTGCTTTCATCGTCGGCCCAGATCGCCCCGTATTCGAACACGAAGGCATCAAGCTCGGCCTTGGCTACCTTCTGGTGCAGATCATCCCGCTCAGTCGCTGCGTCGAAGTATACCTGGCTGTTGCGGCACACCTTTATGGTCTTCCACAGGCCATTCACCGGGCTGAAGAAAATCCGCCCCTTGGTCTGTATCAGCTTAGACTGCAGAGTCAGCGACATGGATCGGCCGACATTGATGGCCGGCAGAAGCCCCGTGTCTTCGTCGGTCTGGGCGAAAAAGTAGCTGGACGGGTTGGTATACACCGTCCGTATACCTTCCCGCCTCTGGCCGTTCGACATGAACCGGTTATAATTCCGGAGGTATTTCATGTCCCGGTTTGAAAGCTTGGCATACAACCACTGTATGTCCTTTAGCACCTGTTCTTGTGTCATAGGTTCCCCTTAATAAAGACTGTCGCCCGCATTCAACTGCGCCCTGGCGTCTTCCTTGTTTTCAATTTTGATGACTGAGCCATCCTTAAGGGTAATAGTTACAAGTCCGGTAAGTTGTGCCGCCTTCATCAGGTCCTGGATAATGGCGTAATGCAAATCACTGGCCTGCAAGGTGCGGAACATTACTTCCTTTTTGTAGGCATCCTCGGCCATCGCCAGAGCCTTGCGGTAGATTTCCGCCTTGATCTTCTGATCTTCGCTCTTGAAAAAATTAAACATGGTTCCCCTCAATATAGCTGGCTTGGCCGGCTGTTCACTTGTTCGCTGAAGTAGTCAATCTCCGGTTGCGCCACCGGGCCGATTTCCTTTACTTCCTTATGGTCCTGGCTATGAGTCAGCCAATAATACCGCAATGCATACAAAACCGCATCCATCATGTCCGGGTGATAGACCTCATCGTCAATCTCCCTGGTGATAATGCTTGGCTGGCCTTCAGTTTCAACACGCTTGAAGATTGTTCGAAGGGCTTCTTCTTCAAAGTACGATCCAACCTTTACCTTAAAATTACCAGTCCTGACCTCATCCTGTAGATTCTGCACCGCCATGGCCTTGTCGTACTTGATGGCGTTGTGTACCGGGATTCCGTACCGGTGTGAAAGCTCCATGCTTATTTTCTGATCTGAAGTATCGGCAAAGATATCAAAGTCCCGATGGTATGAACCGTTGAAAGCCGGGTCAGTCTTGATGTAATCCTTCCCCTGCTTGATTGCATCGCACAAGGTTGTGACATCGGTCCCGGCCTGCTTGTATTCATACACCACAAACTTCTCATTGCTCTTTTCGCTGTACATGATGACAACGAACGCATCCGAATCCCGGAATCCAAAGTCAAGGCCGGCGGTAAACTTTATGTCCTCTGGCGATTGCGTGGCCATCCATGCAAGCATTGCTTCCTGATCGTACTTGTTGCCATCCTTGATCCGATACACCAAGGCGTCATCATCATAAACGATCAACCCCAAGTATTCCCGCATGTAAAGCGCATCGGTTTCAGTCAAGCCATGCTTGGCACGTTCATTGGCCAGGGCATTTTCATAGTCAAAGATGTATGGGTTATGTGCCAGGTTCCAGTTAAGCCGCAAGCCGGATGGCGATGGATTGTTGTAGTACTGTTCCCAATAGGTGCCCCGAGTCCTGGGGCCGGAACCGGTCAGCATCAAGCACCCGTTGGTGTCCAGCAGCATGGGGTTGATGATCTCTTTCACAAACATCCCAAGTTCCGGCTGGCTCTGTGCCTCGTCGATGATGATCAAGTCCCAATGCTGACCACGATACTTTTCCCGCTCGACCTTGCTTGATGTGCCGCCAAACATCAGCACACCGCCGCCTTCGAAGCGTATGGTGCTGTTGGTCTTGTCCGGGGTGTCGTGGCCTATCCCATCTTCATCGATGATCCGAATCATGTCATCCCAATAGATTTGCTGGGTCTTGACGATGGTAAGCCCGATGATCAGCACACGCTGATTGGGCTTAGCCACCAATTGAGCAAGCGCCTTAAGCTTGTTTGTCTCTGACTTTCCACCACGCCTGCCAGCCATCAGGCCGATGTCCCGCGCCTGGCTGAGCAAAACCCGCTGCTGCACATCGAATGCGCGCTTGTGTATCCGGTACTGGGCAAAGTCGGTGTCTTCCTTCCTGGCCCGGTTGACTTGGTTGTCGATGTCATCAAGAATGTTCATTCCATAGAGCCGCTCGACCACAAACTTGAAAGCGGCGCTATTCGGGTTCATGGCTTCCTTGGCGAAATTTTCGTTGAAGGCGTTAAAGAAGGCGACAGGCTTGCCATTGTGGTTGACTTCCGTCTTCATCATGGCAAGGAACGATTCCTGCACCTGAGTCTTGATTGAGCTTGAACCCTTGGGCCGGCCCGCCCCCGGCAATGGCTCCATGCCCTTGTAGAGTAGCGGGCTGCCTTTTCTTTTGGGCTTTTCTGGTTTGTCCATACTTAAACAGTTACCATGATGCGTTCGCCCGGCACACGATGTTGATACTTTTGCAGTCGGATGAAGTTGATTTCGTACAGCTTGCCAACCTTCTTATCCTTGCGCTTGTGGAGCAAGTCATGGTCTTCCAACCGCTTCAGGATGGCGAAGTATTGCAGTTCCGTTATGCCCACGGTCTTGTAAACGAATTCGTCATCGGCCTGGAACCATTGGGCATTATGACGCCTGGCCGGGAACTGGTAAATCAGTTGCACCAGAACAGCGGCGGTCAGCGCCCCGAATTGCTTGGTGACGTTCCGGATAATTGCCAGGCTTTCACGGCTTGCCACTTGTTCGCCCCTGGCAATCGCCAACATTCTCAACACCCAATTCCGCAATCTGTCAATCATAATTTTCCCTCCACCTCTGAATTAAAATACACCATCAACGCTTCCACCACTGCCGACAGTGACAGCTTGTGTTTGCGCATATTCTCCCTGAATTTCCTTAACACTTCCTTGTCAACGGAAATGCCGATCCTGATTTTCATTTGCACCGCCTTGTCAAAAGGTAAATCGTCCGCAACTCTACCGCCTTTTCTCTGATCCACACCCGGCTTGTGTACTTGGCAATCTCAAGGATCGCCCACTTGTAATACCGCGCCATGTATAGGTCAATAACAATTCTCTTTCCGTCAACGCCAGCATCGGCCTGGATGTCTGAAATAAATAAGGCCAGCTCCGGGGCTGGCTTCTTTTCTTGCTTCGACTCCATGAACGGGGTGATTCCCCCGCACTGGTCATATTTGATTTGCTTCCGGTTGTGCAATTGGAAATTGATTTCGGTGCACATCCGTTTGTATATTGGCATTGATTCTTGATCATCATACTTGAGGTACATTTCCAGCAATCGGGTAGACGCATCATGTACAATCTCGCTCCTTCTGCCGCTGTTCAGCTTAATGCATTTTTTCGCCAAATATGCATTAAGGATTATCCCCCCAGCATCGATGAGCGCCAGATAAAGTGTGCCCATATCATCCTGGTCGCGGCTCGACAGGTATACACCCTCAAGCCGTTGAAGCTCGGCAGGATCAAACCCCATCGGCGGGCGCAAGCTCCCACTGGACGTGTGCCAGCATAGCCAGGTGATATACCGACTTCTGAAGCATATCGGTTGCCTTCAGAATCTGCTCTTGCCTGTTTTGGATCAGGATAATCAACTTTTGCGCCTCGTCCTTGTCGGTCGGGTCTTCGGCAGCAAGTAGCAGTTCCTGGGCATATTTGGTGGCCTTTTCCATCTCGTAAAGGTTATCAGCAACCACCCCCGGGATACTGTCATAAAGCTCTTTCATCGTCATAATTGCCCGCCTAATAAAAAATACGTAATACAGGGATGGCAGAATCGAACTGCCGGTTAGCCAAGACTGTTGCCTTGGTGCCTTCCCACTTGGCTAATCCCTGATGTCAAGGAGGCCGGTCAAGACCCCTTGATGTAAGGATACTGCTTCACTCCTTGTGATTAATTACCAACCCATACGGGCCGGTTAGCAGTTCGCCAGCAGAAACTTGCACATCACCGCCGGCTTGTTTATCTATACCAGGGCATACACCCCGAGGTTAGATCATCGTCTTTTCGATGGCCTCAATCTTGGCCCAAATCCCGCTTGTCTTCATCGGCACCGCCCCATTAACCACCCACGACCGGATTGTCGGGTATGGGGTTTGCAGCAGGAAAACAAGATCAGAATTGCCAATTCCCTTGGCCGCCTTTATCGCTTCCAATCTCTCTTTAAACGTCTTATCCATACAACAACCTTAAACTATATCTTCCGCAATGTCAACGAAAATATTCTTTTCTTCTTTGTACCACTTGTACCGGTACAGGCAAGCGGTACACGGTACACACTCTTAGTAGTGTGTGTACCGATGTACCGGTACACCACCCAGTATGTACCGGTACTGTACCGACGAGTACCGGAGTAAATCTGTAATCTTTATTACCGCTTTTCAGGGCCATAAAGTCCGTTCCTGATGCGGTTGATCAATCCCGCCGCAACCATCCGTTTAAGCATTTGCTTGATGCTGTTATCGTTTGCCACGGTATGATTTATGCCGTATATGGTAGACGAAATACCAACCACTCCTATCCCGTTTGGCGACTTGTCAACCAATTCCAATACCCGCTGTTGCTGATCAGATAGTTTGTGTACCATCTCATTTGAACGCATATCGACCTTGTGCAAAACCCCCGACACTATCGGTACAAGGTTATGATGCCCGAGTTCCACCTGGCGGAATTCAAAACAGATCGGCTCTGGCGGCTCGTCATCCTTCATCTTCTTGTTTGTCATGACCATGGTTTTCGATTCTTCATCCTTGACGCACTGATACTCATGGTCAAGCCTGGCCTTGAGTGCCGAGTTACCCCGGCTGCGATCCTTACTTGCAAGCCCGCTATGGTGCACCAAAACGACCGTAGCTCCCAGCTGGTTGATAAACTGATGATTACCCCTATTGAATGCCGTCATATCTTCTGTAGCGTTTTCATTACCATCACCGAAAGCAGTGTTCAAGGTGTCAATTATGATGACGGACGGGACTTCAGGCATGTCAAGAAGTATGGCCTTGATGTGTTCGATTACCTCTACCATGTCAATCATTGCTGGCGGATTGTTGTCGTAATACAACGGTACATCGTCCAGCACCTTACCATGTTTCTTTGCAACCGCATCAAATCTCCTGCGCAATCCCGATCCACCTTCACCGAAGATATACAACACTGGCCCTTGCTTGACCGAATGATCATTCCACGGCACGCCAGCAGCCACGCAAAACGCCCATTCGATTGATACAAAGCTTTTATAGTGTCCCGACTCGCCGAAAATCAGGGAGTATGATTGCTTCGCCAGGTATCCATCAATGATCCATTCCGTAGCCTTGGCAGTCATGGAGGATATATGCCTAATACGGGGCTGGCGCTGCTCAGGATCGCTTTGTGGAGTGTTTACTGATATGTTTGGTACTTGGGCACTGCCGATAGCCAATGAAGGCTTTATGGTGGCTTTTAAGAGGTCAGGAACGGCCAATCGGGCGAAGTGCATCAGTGTTCCACCTGTTACCTTGCTGTCAGTTGGGAACCCGCCCCACTTATACTCGTAGTCCTTGAGGGTAGTGGAGTCGCTTGGCTTGCCCATACAAAGAAGCTCATGCCAGTCTGACTCGCTGTATCCCTCTGACTTCATAGCAAACCCAAGCCTAACCCACTCATGATACCCGCCAATGCTTCCTGTTTGGGCGGCGATCCGCAAGGCGTCCATAATCATGTCATGCTTGTCCGGCTTGTTCCCATATTGCGGCTGCTTGTTCCATTTGTATTCCGGCTTGGGCTTTTCTTCCAGTGTGGAAAAATCCGGCATGTCATCTTCGAACACCTCATGGATAACCGGGGGGCACAACTCGGCTCCATCGTGCCATATTACCTTAGTTTCACGATTGGCAAAAAAGAACCTGGCGGAATCCTTGGCGTCCGAATCGGCAAAGTTGTAGACGGTTATCAGTCCTTGCAATCCCTGTTCAAACTTAGCCCGGTCTGTCATGGTCATGACCGGAAACAGAACATGGAACCGATCACAAGCCGGCTTGCCGTCCTTTACCTTTTGATGGTTCCTGCTTGTCGTTATGATGTATGCAACATCGCAAAAGTCGGGATGCGCCTGAAATTCTTCTATGGTCATTCCATCGTCTACATCCATGTAATAGAAGTCAGACGATACCCAGTGCTCTATTGACCGGTACGGCTTCCCGAGCTTGGCGGACATATCCTTAAATTTAGACGTTCCCCTGTTCGCCTCGTTCTCAATCCATATCTGCGACTTTTCAGTCAGTGGCGCAAAGATGCATGGTGAGTGGTCGGAATTGGCCACAACACGCTTGACTGTTGCCGCATCGGTTACATCGACAGGAACAAAGCCCGAAGGCTGGGCGGCGTTTTGGTAGCTTCCATTAGCTGACAGCTTCATCATTGTTGACCTCATTGGCCGGAGTGAGCCGCCCTTGTTGAGATTCTACCCACCCAATCAACTCCCGCTTGCTAAACAAAACATACTTTCCCGCTTTCCTGGCATTGATGCCCCATGACTTCCAATTTTCTCTTAGGGCACGTTCCGACACGCCAAGAAACTCGGCGGCTCCCTTAAACTTCATTACTTCCATATACACTCCTATTAAACTGATCGAATACGCTTGACACACACATTACACCGTGCTATGTTTGGTGTCAAGAGGTAATCATGCAAGTGAAAGTTTGTGATTTGTGCGGGGTTAAGATAAAGAAGCTTCCATATGAGGATATGATATTCAATTTGAAGTTTGAATTTTCAAACGGGGCTGGGGTTACGCATATTGATATTGAAGATATATGCAAAGACTGTACTGCCCCGATTGCCAGGGCGCTTGGTCTTCGAAAATGATGCAGGAATACGCCAACAAAATCGCCCCGGTATACTCCCCCGTGGAACCAACTGACGCCAGGTCAGTCCTTGAGTATGCTAACTCCTTCAGAGTCGGCACACCGATAGTAAGCCGGCAGCTGGTGGTCGCCCGCTATCATGGACTTCCCGGCGCTGTCATGGCCCATTACGAGGCCAAGTATGCCCGCACCGGCCGCCAGTGTATCAAGAAGATACTGCAGATGATGACGGTTGCGCCCCTGACCGGCCCGACCGGGAAAAAGATCACCCAAAAGATTGGCGTCAAGGGAATGATCGTTGACGGGATTTGGTACACCATGGGCCGGGTAAAAATCCAGCCTGTGATGGCTTTCAATTTCGGCCTTGTGTTTGCCAACGCCAGCGAGGATGAGGTTATGGAAGCAATGCGGGCGGCTACCGACTGGCTACCGGTACCGGTTGGTGTGGAGGTTAAGACAATATGATTATAGGTAGATGGTATTATTGCATGAATCGTGGAGCATGGCGAGGGCCGATGCAATATTGTGAAAGCGGGTTCTGGTTTCCAGAATGGGTCGGTGAATTTAAGGAAATAAACTTTGGTCTTGATCATATCGATTATGGTATTGAGCCTTTGCTTATTCCATCTCCTGAGGAGCTTAAATGCAAATCGTAATCGAATCCGAAACCGTCAAGGAATTCATCGCCCTTGATGAACTCCACGCCCTGGCGGCATACGTGCAGGAAAACATCAGGATACAGGAATCCGAGGCGGAAAAATTCGCCAAGGATTATCTTAATGAACAGCGGTAAAGTTCATTTCGTCAAGAGAATCGATGGGACTCAGACATGTATCATTAATATCGACGGTGAGCTTGAGACATATCTTTTTGACGAGAGTGACCCCGCAGTCATGTGGGAACTTGAATTCTTGAAACTAAAAGGAGTAGAAAATGAAACTTGAAACACCTAAGCAAAACGGCCAT